CATCTGGATTATTTTTTTTAAATGTCTCAGAAAAAGGTAATGAGTTTGGGTTTGCGTTATTATGGGGATGATTCCACATTCCTACAGGACTAAAATAAAAAAGTTTAGAAGTTGTAGTTTTATTATCATAATTTATATTTTTAGGAATAGATATAAGCATAACTATTTCCCCAACTAAAGGAAGAATTTTATTTTGTGGAAAAATAGGAAAGGATTTTGTAAGGGATGCAGCTGAAGATTGGGAATTATCAAGGGATTCAACAAAAACAGACCCTATATCCTCCCAAGATTCATATTTAGGGTGATTTTCATCTAAAATAACATCATTAACCCTAGCTGCTATTATATTATAGGGGGAAGTATTTTTCCCAGAATTTGGAATGAATGATAGATTATTTACTAATGTATCCGTTCTATTAGTTACTCCTGTCCTTAAAATAGCCATTATCCCTTTGGTTTAAATTTTTCTATTTCATTAAGGAGTTGTTTTTTCTCTTCTTCTGTCATACCAAAACCTTCTTCTTCTGATTTATTAGATGCAAGAGTACGTTGAATAATAGTAGCCATTTTAACTAATTGTTCATCATTTTTTATACCAAGTTCCATATATTCTTTTATTAATGGAACTACTAAAGTAGCATCCCCTAAATCATTAATTAAGGGTTTTAATTCACCTATTAAAGCTGAAATTTGGGTTTCTTTTTTCTTTTGATTGTCGTAAATTTCCTTAAGTATATCAGAAAAATTCTTTTTACCAAAAATATTTGATTCTAAATTTCCCATACTGTTTTATTTATAAATATGAGAATATAAAAAAATTAGAAATTAGTATACCCGTTTTCTAAATAAAATATATAATGTTTTTTAAAAATCCCATATAAATTACTAGCAATTTTAGTAATTTTTGGAGTTTTTACATCAGGAAGCATTTCATGTATATAAATGTATAAAGCTTTTTTATTGAATACATCTATGTGATCTCTTTTTCTAAATAATTCTAATATTGAATCTGCAATTTGTGCGTCAATATTTTTAGGGTATAAATCAAATATATTTTCTGAGACATAGTCTGTAAATTCATCTAAAAAGTATGATAATCTTTCATCTGAGGTGGATCCTATATCATGGGAGTGGTTATCATCTTTTTCTAATTCACCAACTGGTACAGTACTAATTTTTTTCTTATAGTTTTTTTCATTATATAATATACACCATCTTTTTACAATAGTACCAAAGTATGAAAAAGCTTTAGCAGGAGTTATTTTTTTAAGTTTTTGATGACATTCTTCAGACACATTAAGTGTATTAACATACCCTTGAATATCTTGAGTAGTGCATTTAATTTCATTTTCAGGCATATGATCTATAAAACTACCACTATATTCTTCCTGGAATTCTTTTAAAATTATCTTTCTTATTTTATTATCAGCACTTTTTACAGGGTGAAATAGTTGCATTTTTTCTAATAAAAATACTTCAATTTCATGTTGTAAATGTTCTAAATTTTCTACTTCTGTATGGTAAAATTTAAAGGTGTGTATAATATTTTGGGTTAATTTAAAGAAAGGATAATGGATTTCTTTTTCATATATTTTACTTCTTTCATGAGAACAAGAAGTGCTATTATATAACATAATAGCGTTTTCTGTGTCTTTAGTAAAATAGTTTTTACTTTTAGCTTTACGAGGGGCCATAAATTATTTAACTTTTTTTACAGTAAATTCATTTAGAATTTCTTGTATTTTTAGAATAGAATCAAATATAACACCTACATCATCATCTTTTTCAAATATTCTTTTATTATCTACTTCTTTTAACTTCTTATTAGAAATTTCGATTACTCTAGAAAATTTATCTAAATATTCCATATAACCTAAAAGAATATCTTCTGATTTTTCTTGTTTCTTCATTAAATTATAGGTTGTCCATCCTAAAATTATAGATAAAACTACTAATGCACAAACTGTTATTATTAAAGCTATCATAATTTATCTAACATATTTTTTAATCCATCACTTTTCATCGAACCTAAAGCTTTTGTTTTAGTAGATAATTTTTTTGATGTATTAGGTGTTGTCCCTAATGTATAATTTTCTTTTAGTTTCTCCACGGATCCTTGTTCCCCATTTAATTTTGGTAACCATTCACGTTCAAATTCAACACGAGCTGCCATTAAATCAGCTTGGTGTACTATAAAAGGTAAAGATGTTCGTGGTTTTTGTTCTGGCATAAATGCAAATAGGTATTTTTTATTTGCTTCATCATATAAACCATCATGTGTCTGGATAGTTAACATTTCATTAAATGAATATTGTATACCATGTGATTGAAGTAAAAATAAACCTCTATCAGGGACTGAAGCAAATTGTACTTTTTTATTAAACATGTAATCTTCACCTAACTTATCACGCCTCCATTTATCAGTCTGAGGGATATATGATTCATTTTCTTCATCTCCCATTTTACCTAAATCATGGTTAATAGCTGAAAATACTAATTCTTCAATAGAAAATGTAGATCTATCCATTTCAAATTCGCACCATACATCATAAATTTTAAATGATGCTGCAACAACACGATTTACATGATCAACATACCCTCCAGGAAAAGCATTATGATATTCTTTTTTGTGGGCAGCAGGCATTAACACTATACGATCTTCATATTTTTTATAAAAATCTAATAATTTTTCTTTTCTAGGAGAAGAAATATATTTTTCAATATTATTAAGGAATATTGACCAATTCTCTTGGATTTGTTCTGGGGTTAATTTCATAACTTTTATTTAAATTTTAATTTTCTCTTTCTACTATTGACTCCATGTCTTGTCTTAATTCAAGAATTTCTTCAACTACTTTTTTAGCATCTTGTACACGATTTTCACTGAGGTATACTCTAGTTCGTTTAAGTAAACCTTCTAAAGTCTGCATACGTCTTAATAATAACTCTTTATTTTTCATTTTTTATTTAATTAATTTTATTTTTTTATATCCAAAATATTTTAAAACTTTTTACATTTAAATAATCAAATATAAATAAAGGTAATAAAAATAGATTAGGAAACCAAGGATTTTTTAAAATAGGTTTAGAATGTATTCTTTTTTTAGGTAATCTTGTATACTTTTTAAAAAAGCACACTTTTCAAATTCTTCTACTCCTTCAAAATATTTAATAGATAGGATAAAACAATTTATTAATTCATTTTTTTCACATTCTTTATCTTCAAAACCATTTTGTTTTAAATAATGTTGTAGAGCTTCTTTCCACTCACTATCTTTTAAATTACATTCTTGTATCCAATAATAAGCTCTAGTATACATCATGTAATCACCAACTTCTTCTATACCCAAATCCAGTTCTTCTCTAGTTGATTTTTCAAAAAATTTTATAAGTTGACCTCGAAATTGAATACCATTAGATATCATTTTATAAAACATTCCAACTTTATATTTTGGAGTAGATTTATATTCTTCAATTTCTTTTAAATAGGATTCTTCTTTAGAATTATCGTTGTCTTTGTTAAAGCCAAATAAACCAAATATATTATCTAAATCCATATTTTATAATTGTATATACGAGTTAATTAGTTGATTTTAAATGCATGATTTTGAGTTCTATTTCACTCATATCTTTTTCTTCATGTTCTGTAATAGGATTCACAAAATTTTCATTAGCAGGGTGATATCTCCAAAGATCATCTTTAATACCATAGTATTGTATTATAAGATTTTGTAAATTTATTAATTTATCTTCAAGTTCATGAAGTTCCATTTCGCTAGTTTCGTTATAAATATTATCCATATGTTTTATTTTTTATTTAAAATCTTGCTTTTGCACCTGAACCTTTATACCATGGTAAACCTTCACGTCTTCTTAGTGCTTCTTTATATTCTGTTTCTGAGTGTTTAATACCATTTAGATAATATTCACGTTTTTTCATGTTACCTTCTGGGATTAGTGCTGGTCCTTCCCAATTATGTAGTTTTCCATCGAAAGTGTACATAATAGTTCCATCTGCAGTGGTAATTTTTTTTGATTTAAAATTATTTTTGTCTCCTTTCATTTTTAAAAATTAGAGGGTTAATAAATCTTTCTCCTATAAACAACCCAGTCATAAAAGG